CAAGGCTAAGGTTGTTGTATTGTCTGACGATGAATTTTGTGTTAAGGTTTGGAAGAGTACGAATAGCGATTATGTAGACTGTGGTTCGTTCGAGCATAGATTATATGGTGAAGAGTTAGGTGGTGGCTTATGGTTTGATGAGATGGGTCGATTAATTGACTATGATGGTGTTTACGAGTTACCGGCTATAGTAGTTGATACCTTAGTGAGTGAGGATTTTATTATCCAAGAGCATTAATATAATTTAATAATAGAGAGGTAGGAAAAATGATTAAAGTTACATTAAGGAGAGAAGGAGATAAAAAGAAATTGTTATCTTATATTGGAATGGGTGATTTGTTTAATGTCCATGGGAGTGCTGAGGATAGCGTTCAGAAGTTGCAAGGGCTAAAAGAGGGTGATAGGGTGTTTGTGAGTGCTGTTGAGACTAAAACGGGAAATAGCCTACACACGCCTGTTACTTTTAACGGTAAGTTTAAGGTGGCAGAAGATTAATTAATAAATATTGTCCATTTAATACAAGTGGGCAATGCTGATTAAATAATAGAGAGGTAATAAGATGGAAGCATTATTAACATTAGTTGGTTTAGTATTTTGCATTGTTACATTAGTTGCGGGATTTAATTTAATGATTATTACAAGTAATTTTATAAAGGAGTTATAGAGATGGATAAGAATATAAAAGAGAGTATTGAGGGTTTAGAGTTTGCAATAGACGTGTTAGGTGATTTCTGTGATTGTGCACCGGAAGAGGTTACGGAGGTCTACGGTAGGAATATTGATAGACTAGAGATTTTACTTAAAGCAATTAAAGGGAGTAATTAAGATGAATAAAAAGATGAATGAAGTATTGAAGCAGTTATATGTTTTAACATTGAAAGAGAGTGAGACCGTTATGTTTTGGCATAATGGATTCTTTTACGATATTAATACGGGCGATGAGGGTTTTGAAGTTAACGTATATGATGGTGAGGTCGATGAGGGTCTAGAAGAGGTCGATGGTGGAACGTGTACGGGTAATGAAAGAGATGCCATTGAATTTATGTTAAACGAGGAGGGTTAAATTATGAGAGTAGATGAAGCGATTAAGTTACTAAGTAAAACGTATAAGGGTGATGAAGAGTTAATGATTGATTGGGTAGACCAAGGGCAAGTTGAATGTCCCTTAAAGCTTTGGAGTCGTTCAGTTGGTTTAATGGAGGGTTCAAAAGAGGGCATGATTGATATGAATTATGTCTTTGATACTATCCGAGATGCTAAAGAAGATTAATTAATAAATATTGTCCATTTAATACAAGTGGGCAATGCTGATTAAATAAAAAGGAGTTATGAAGATGAGTAAAATAACAATTACACTAGGTGAGTATGATTTAGAGATGTTCAAGGATAACGTAGTCTTTGGTAATGAGACCATAACGTGGTCTTATGAGACTGAAGAGGGTGAGACTGTATCCGTTGAGTTTATTAATGAAGAGGAAGAATCACAAAGAGAGCAATAAGATATGATGACCAACAGAAGTTTATTAGGAGGGTTTAAGATGAAGATTAACATGAGAATGACCGAGAATGACTTTGAAGAGATTAAAGCAGTCAATGAGGGCGATACGGTAGCATTGCATTTATTCTACGAAGATGAGGAAGGTGTAGAGCATGAGGTAGAGATAACATCATTTTGGGAAGATAACGATGATGAGTAATATCACAGCTAGTCTACTCATGACTTGACTAATCAATAATAATGCCTGTATGGGCATATATGGAAGCCTAGGAGGGTATATAGATGGTAGAGAGGATTAAGAGTTACTTAAATGAAGGGGATTGTAAGATTTGTCCGGCTTTATTTACATTGACAGCGTTCGTATTGGGCGTTGCAGTTTGTTTACTATTTTAATTAAGGAGATATTATGGTTAGAGTTCTAATGGAAAATGATGTTTATCAGTTCTTTATTTTTGATGCGTGGAATATTCCCCTTAATTGGGTAATTGTATAAATAGCACCTAATGGTGTTGTATAGTAAGAATGTTAGATTTTATTAAATAAAAGGAGAAAGAATAATGATAGAAGATGAATACCAATTAGAAGATGTATATAGAGAGATGTTTGGTAATGATGACAGTATTAACAGATACACACACGATGAGTTAATCGATGAGATTAAGTTCAGAGATAAGTTACTAACAGAATACAGAGAGAATGATAAAGGAGATTTATAATGACTGAAGACCAAGAAAACACACTATCTGATTTAAACTATACTTTAGCAAATGAGCAATGGTATAGAGATAATTGGCTTAAAAAGAATACAGCTTTTGAATTATTCAGAGTAATAGATGAAGCTATTGACTTAATTGGTGAGTTAAAAAGAGAGGGGAAATCAAATGAGAGTGGAAAAGCTATTAAATGAAGTTCTAGGGAGTATGCCGAAGTTCGTAGAGGTTAGCCACAGAAGAGACCCTGAATACCCTAGTGGTTTTGTAGGAGTTCAAGGATTTTTCGATGAGATTTTAGGAGATATTGAAATCATATTAGTATCACAATACGATTATGAGGAAGATTTTGAATGGGATAAGGTTGGTAAGGCTAAGAGCTTTTATTATCACGAGTTGGGTAAGACTATTAATCACGAGATGATTCATAGAGAACAAGCAGAGCGTGGTGAGTCTTTCGAGGATATGCCAAGGCTTGATGCGAGTGATGAAGAGTATTATTCACACCCTTTAGAGATTGAAGCATACGGTAGGGCAGATATGTATGCTGAAGTGGAAGATAATGGGTATTCGGAGACCCTTGCTATTTATACAAGTTTGTTCGGGAAGGAAAGCAAAGAAGTGTTGAAACTAATTGACTTTTGTGAAGATGAACGGGCAATATTTACTTTAATTAAGGAGTAGTTTATGAAGACTGTAAGAGAAAAAGTATTATTTAAAAACAACATTGCATTATCAGAAGAGAGGGATTTACTAGCCGATGAGAATAGAAAGATGGCTGAGTATTTAGCTTACTTACACGAATGTAATAAGATTGATTTAGTCAGAGATAATATGGATTGGTTATTATAAGGAGTTAATATGAGTATGACAAAACAAGAAGTTAATTGGATTACACTAGATGAGATTAGAGAGCGAGTGTTTGAAGATGGAGGTTTTTGCCAAAACTGTGAGCATTGTGAATTAACTAAAGATGGTTATGGTACGGGAGATAGTCCCACACTAAGAGAGTGTACGGTGGATTCGCCGGATAATTGTATAGGAGTTCAAGAGCATTATGGTTAAGATTAGAGAAGAAGGAGAGGAGCAGTATATGACAATGCAATATAGTAAGGACGTCATATTTAAGTTTGCAGAGTGGATTGAGAAGAATGTAGGGGGTTGGGTAGAGATTGACTATAAGTACGCCACAAAGGTAGGTAAGGTTATCGTAAGAGAGTGTACTGAAGAGGAGATTGATATTTTAATCAATTATGAGATGGGTTTAACTCATTTGGTGAAAGATGATGAATAATCTACTAGGTAGTTTTGCAGTAGTATTATTGATTGCTATGGGATTTTTAATAGACAACGAGAGAGGAGAGGATATGACAATAAGAGTAGCAGTAATCCATTTACTTGATGCAAGTGATGAGATTCAAGATTTAGTAGGTAAAGGTGCTATTGATATAGATAAAGCTATCAAGTTACGAGGAGAAATTATCAAGGTTATTGAAGGTTTAGAAGATGCTAGTGCCAAGTAATTTGCATTATATATCATCTAATAGGGAAAGCTCTAATAAGAGACCCTATAATAGACCCCACAAGAGATTACTAACTTGATACTACAAAGAAAGAAGAAGTAATAGACCCTTAATAGACCCTATAGGAGGAATGAATGGATAACAAGAATCAGAAACACCAAGATACACACGTTTGTATTATTTGTGGAGGTACTCACTTTGATAAAGACATATTTCGTATATATGAGCTAGATGGTAAGAAAGTATGTGAGTTATGTTTGCAGACAACAGTAGCACCGGCAAGTCCCGCTATGTTTATGAACTTTCATAACTCCGGCACTATTGTCTATGAAGATACAGCTAAAGAAGAAGATTACATCAGATACATAGAAGATGAAGATGCAAATGCTTATGAGTTTCTAGAGTACACGTTCGATGAGGAGCAAGGTATTAGACCTAAAGAGGTTGTTAAGACTGAGCCTAAGAAAGGTAAGTTGAAGACACCTAAAGAGATGAAAGATTTCTTAGATGCTAACGCTGTTGGTCAAGATGATGCTAAGAAAGTATTATCTGTTGCTGTTTATAATCACTTTAAGAGATTAAGATTGCAGACTAGTTCGGGTGTAAAAATGAAGAAGAACAATATCTTACTTGCCGGAAGTACCGGAGTTGGTAAGACTTTCATTACTCAATTGATTGCTAAGAGACTTGATGTACCTTTCGTGGTTGCAAATGCAAGTTCAATTACTCAAGCCGGTTATGTTGGCGGTGATGTTGAAGATATCCTAGAAAGGTTATATGAAAAATCTAATAAAGATTTGAATAAGGCTCAAAAGGGTATTGTATTCATTGATGAGATTGATAAGATTTGTGCTAAGGAAGGTCGTAATGGTGGAAACACTAGAGACCCTAATGGCGAAGGTGCACAACAAGCGTTACTTAAACTTATTGAGGGTGGAGAGTTTAGAGTTGATATTGGTAAAGGTGCTAACAAGGATAATATTACTTTTGATACTACTGATGTGTTGTTTATTGTTGCGGGTGCGTTTTCTGCTATTGAGAGTATTGTAATGGCTAGGGAAGTCGGTAACGATAGAAGTTTCTTAGGTGGAGAAGTTGAAGAGCTTACACGTAAGGAAATTTATCAGAAGATTAAGTTTGATGACTTTGAGAAGTTTGGTATAATCCCAGAGTTGTTAGGTCGTTTACCTGTTAGGGTTTCATTGAGACCTCTTACAGAAGAGGACTTGATAAATATTATGAGTAAGATTAAGAATAATATTGTAGACCAGTATAAATCTCTACTTGCCGAAGATGGTGTTGTATTAACTATCACGAAAGGTGCTTTACAGCAGATTGCTAGAAATGCTATTTTAAGTAATAGTGGTGCTAGGGGTTTGCAAGGTATCTTCGAGGTACTTCTAAGAGATGTAATGTTTGATGCTCCATCTGATGAGAGTATTAATAAATTTAGTATAACTAAGAAAGATGTAGCGGAAGCTACTAAAGGAGGATAGATGAAAGCATTAAGAGATAACATAATCATAGATAAGATTGCAGAAGAGACTAAGAGTGCCTCCGGTTTGATACTGACCGGTACAGCTAGTGATAGTTTGTTTAATAAAGGTATAGTGTTAAGTTTTGGTGGAGAGGCTAATGGTGTAGAGGTAGGTGATACTATTATTTATATGAAGAGTCAAGAAGCGGAGATTATTGATGATGGGCGTAAATTGTTTGTTATCAGTTATAAGCACGTAGTAGCAGTTAAATAAACAGGAGAGTTGAATGAGCAATAAAGATATACATATCGATAAATGGTTTGATGATAGAGGTATCACTAAAAATGGTAATGCGATGAGCCAAGCAATTAAAACGCTTGAAGAGTTGACAGAGCTATTTGATGCTTTAAATAAAGATGATAAGCATGAGGTAATGGATGCTATCGGTGATATTTACGTAACACTTCGTGGTGTATGTCTAACATACGGTGTTGAAATGGATGATTGTATTAATCAATCCTATGAAGAGATTAAAGACCGTAAAGGTTATCTAACACCACAAGGTACATTTGTTAAGGAGAAATAGATGAGTCAAGAATATGAAAGAATCGACCCGTTATGGGATAGTGGTAACTATTTGTTTATGGAAGGTGTAGATGATGTAAGTTGTAGTAATGCTATTAGATTCATTCAATACCATAATATGTCCGAGAGTCCCCTAAAGGAGTTGACTATTGTAATCAACAGTCCCGGAGGTAGTGTTTCATCCGCTATGGCGTTAATAGATGTTATGAAGACTTCTAGCATACCTGTTAATACTTTAGCAGTTGGTATGATTGCCTCTTGTGGCGTACTACTCACTATGGCAGGAGTTAAGAGAGTTATCTCAGAGACTTGTCAAGTGATGAGTCATAGTTATAGTTGGGGAAAGTCGGGTAAACACCAAGATTTAGTGGCTAATCGTAAGGCTGAAGATATGATGCACGAGATGTTAATTAGACATTATATAAAGTGTACTAAGAAATCCCGTAAGTATATCGAGAAGAATTTACTACCCCATGAAGATGTTTGGATGACAGCAGAGGAAGCAGTTAAACACGGAATAGTAGATGAAGTAAGAAACATTTACTAAGTTAACTGCATATATAGGAATAAACAAAGGAGGTTTTATGGATAAAAGAGAATTACTAATATTACAAATCTCAAATCAGTTGGTTCACATGCACTCAAATCAGAAGGGGCGTCAATCAGCTTTTAGGAAAGTCCTTATAGGTGCAGACAGTATAAGAGGTGTCGCAGAAGTAATCTTAGATTATACTGCTAAGTCTCTATCAACAGGTCTAGCCTTAACAACAACAGCAAGTCAACTTGCAACTAAGCTAAACTTACTAACTTCTTTTAATATTAAAGCAGGTACACCCTCTAAGGTTGAATCTACGTTAATATCTACGGGAGTTGAAGCTCTAGGTACTATGTCCTCTCTAGGTTATATTCATATGGTTACTGAGACACAAGGTGTTATGAAGTTAAAGAGGATAGATTTCTTTGATGAGACAAACTTGTTCTTTCAGTATTTCTTAGAGATAGATAAGATTTCTATTATCGATTTACCTAAAGAGGATTACCATTATTGGACACATCCTCATAAGAATGGTTTACCGATTGTTAAGAAGATGCCTAGTGAGTTAACAAATAAGTATTTATTCAAGAAGATGCCAATGGTATATAACGCTTTGAATGCTTATGGTTCTACTAAGTTTATGGTTAATGAAGAGCTACTGACTGTAATCAAAGAGATGAATGAAGTTAAACAAGAGTTCATACCATCAGTTGTAGCTACTGAAGAGGTATCAGTTGCCCTAACAGACCTAATGAGATTCAATAGAGTCTCTGAGTTTGTAGGGGAACAGGCTAAGAAATGGTACTTATCGAATGTAAGTCATATCCTATTCAAGAAAGGATTAACTACTGTTCAAATAGATGGTCGTAGTAATACATATAAGAAACGTAAAGCATCGGGTTGGTTGAAAGAGAAATCTTCAGACTCACTAGATGTTGTTAGATTATCTTCTAAACGCTACGAGTATGATAAAGTTACTAGTATGGCTACTCAGATGGCAGGTAAGACTTTCCATTATGACTTTCAATTAGATAGTCGTGGAAGATTTTACCCTGTTGTTAACTACTTTGAGCCTACAGGTTCAGACTTAGCTAAAGGTTTACTATTGTTCGCTAATGGTGCTCCTTTCTCAGAGAAGGTTATTTATAACTTAGCTATTCACACCGCAAACTGCATGGGTGAGGATAAGTTATCTATGGATGACCGTTACCTTTATGTATTAGGTCATATGGATGAAATACTAGAGGCATCTGAAGACCTAGTTAACTCAGTATGGATTAAAGAGTTCAAAGGTGAGAAGAAGACTAAGTTTCAACTAATGGCGGCGATTTTAGAGTGGAAGAAGTTCGAGGAGCAAGGAGAGGATTATGTATGCCACCTACCGATTGGTTTGGATGCTACAAACTCTGGTTTGCAAATCTTATCTGCTTTAACTAGAGATACTGTTGGTGCACAAGAGACTAATGTAATTAATCATCCTACTCAAGAGATTGGTGATGCCTATATGGTTATTGCTAACTCTGTATTAGATGGTGGATTCACTTATAAAGATTATGAGAACTTAGGTGCAAAGGCGTGGCGTAAGCTATGTAAAAGACCTACTATGTCATATTACTATGATGCAGGAAGAGGTTGTATCCAAGAGCAAACATTTGAGGATAGAAGAGACCACGGTGTTGAGGTGTTGGCTAATATGTCATTTGATGATGCTACTTATATAGGTACTAGCATTTATGATGGTGTAGAGACAGCGTTTCCTAGACAGACACAAGCTAAGGAAGCTCTAAAGCTAGGTGTTAAGAAGGCATTAGAGTTGAATGGTAACAAGCCTGTTGTGTCATGGAAGACCTCTACGGGTTTCACAGCTTTCCAAAGATATGCTAAAGTTCAAAACAAGAGAGTTAATTGCTCTTTTGCAGGTAAGTTAGTTCAGTTATCTTACCAACTTTATACGGATGAAGCTAGAAAGTCAGACCACGATAAAGGTATCAGTGCTAACTTTGTGCACTCTCAAGATGCATCACTATTAGCTAGTGTTATTGCTAACTTAGCAGAAGAGGGTGTTGCAGATTTTATGATGATACACGATCAGTTCTCAGTAAATGCAGAGAACGTAGACTTGATGTTGAATACTTTTAAGAAATCATTTAAAGATATATTTACCACAGACCAACTAGGTAACACTCTGAAGTCTTTCGGCTTAGAGTCAAACCCAGTAGATTATGGTGATTTAGATTTAGATAAAATCTTAGAAGCGAAGTACATCATCTCTTAGGAGATGGTTTGCATTATATATCATCTAATAGGGAATACAAACAAACAAGGAGATAAGGATGAGTGATTTTACAGACCTATGCGAGAGTATGGGATTAAGCCCAGGAGACCCCGAGGCAATTGATATTATGATTCATAAGTTTAACTCAGAGGATGAGGAAGACTTAGATTGGTACTATCAGCAGATGGGTTTTGAATTTGAAGATGAAGAGGAGGATGACGATGAGTAGTGTTAGAGATGAACATTTAAGATACTATGCAAGTGGTTTCACTATTTCACCAGAAGAGGATATGCACGATGTGGTTAATAACCCATCTCATTATACAGGTGGGAAGTTTGAGGCTATTGATATTATCACAGATGCCACAGAAGACCTTAAAGGTTTAAATGCATTCGCTTGTGGTAATGCGTTGAAGTATATCATACGACATAACAAGAAAGGAAAACCCGTAGAAGATTTAAAGAAGGCTATCTTTTATATTAATAAGATGATTGATTCTTATGAAGATGATGGTATGCCGTTTTAGTTTTATATCATCTAATAGGGAATACAAATAAGGAGAATATATGAATGAATGTACAGGTTGTAAAGTAGAGTTAAGTGAGGGTGTTAATTGGTCTGCCAAAGGTGGACATAAGTTTTGTCGTACTTGTTTTAAAGATAAGTACAATAAGAGAAGAATGTACCTAGGTGGTAAGTATATCTCCTTTGGGAGTCAAGTACATAAGTCGGGAGCATTTAAAACTCTAGATGATGCGTGGTCTCATAAGGAACTAGATAATAAGAATATCTCCGGTGAGATTTATATTATTACTAATGATGCTTTCCGAGGTTGGGTTAAAGTAGGTATGAGTATTAATGCAACAGATAGGATTAAAAGCTATCAAACGTGTTCACCTCATAGGGATTACTTACTTTATTCTAGTTTCGCAACAGAGGATAGACACACATCTGAAAGGGAAGTGCATAAAATCTTAGATAGTGAGTTCGATAGACAGAATGAGTGGTTCAAGGCGGATGCTCAAGCTGTTGATTGGATTCTATCTCAATACTTTGGAGTACGATATGAAGAAAGCACTAATTGATGCAGATGTATTAGTATATTACTCTGCTAATCACTCACAGACTAACTGTTACGATATAATTAACAGTAAGGGTCAAGTAATCTCAACTCACGATAGCAAGAGACACGCTAATAGTGGTTTAGAAGACTTGATGGCATTCAGCCAAGAGGAGTTAGAGATTGTCCCAGGAGAGGTAAGGTTAGCTCCTTGGAGAACGTGTGAGGAGTATATTGATACGTTCATTAAGAATATCACCAAGAAAGCTAAGTGTGATTCTTTTGAATTACATTTATCTGGTGTGGATAACTTCCGTAAGGAGGTTGCAATCACTAAACCATATAAAGGAAATCGATCGGGTGAAAGACCATATTACTATGCTCGAGTAAGGAAGTATTTACTTGAGAAGTATGATGCACTACTATCCGTAAATGAAGAGGCAGATGACACTTTAGCTATCGCTCAGATGGCTGATATAGACGGCACAGTTATTTGCACAGTCGATAAAGACCTTTGGATGGTTACAGGTGGTAAGTATGACTTCAAGCGTGAAGAGACAAGCTACGTTACGGAGTATGATGGCTTCAGAGCAATGCAATACCAAATGCTAGTAGGAGACCGAGTGGATAATATCCAAGGTGTCCCTAAGGTTGGTAAAGTAACAGCTCATAAGGTACTAGATGCCAATGAAGATATCGATGATGCTTGGGTAGAGATTGCCAAAGCATATAAGAAAGCCTATGGAGATGATTACAAGACAGTAATGGTTGAGATGGGAAGACTACTTTGGATGAGAAGAGAAGTAGGCGAAATGTGGAATTTACCACAAATTATAAAATAACGGAGAAATACAAATGGCTAAATTATTAGAAAACGTAGAATTATCGTGGGCGTTCTTAGACCCTACGAATCCTCAAGAGAACTTTGAGAAGAAACAATGGTCTGTTACAGCACAGGTTGATAAAGACCGAGCAATGAAGTTCAAGAAAGCAGGTTTCATTAAGACTTTACGACCGGTAGAGGACTCTGATGGTAATGAAACAGGTCAATACAAGATTACTGTTAAGCAGAACGCAGAGACATCTGCAGGTAAAGCTATGAGAGCACCAGGTGTTTTCACTAAAGGCGATGATGGTACTATACGACCTCTTACTGGTGTAATTATTGGTAATGGTTCAACAGGTACTATCAGTTTTGAAACATACGAATGGGAATTTAAAGGCAAGAAGGGAACTTCTATGGCTTTGAAGAATGTCTTAATCACTAACCTTATCCCATACGAGGCGGCTCAAGCTCCTGGTGCGGAATTTGGTAAAGTTGATGGAGACGAGTTTGGTGAGAAAGATTCACCATTTAAAGACGAGGCCGATTTAGATTTGGACTTCGCAGAGGATGACTTTTAATTAAGTAATCCCTACAGTGTACATTTGTTCTCGGAGGATAAGTGTACACGATAGGGGTTATTTTAAACAGGCTTGGGGTGGTAGTTTAACATTAGTTAGAGAACCCACCGTATTTCAACCTAAGCTTGAACCCCACCATAAATATAAAAAAAAACACACAAATAAATAGAGTAAGCTATCTATTTTAGGTAGCATTATTTTTCAACGGAGATATATATGAAAGAACAAGCAGGTACATTTATAGAACATACTAGTTGTCCGGAATGTGGCTCTAGAGATAATAGAGCTATTTACGATAACGGAGATAAGAAGACATACTATTGCTTTGGCTGTGAAGCTAGTGGAGTATTAGAAGGTGAGATTAAGAAAACAAACAATAACGGAGCAGAGTTTATGAATACAAGAGAGACAGTACAAGAAATAAACGAGTTTCAAGAACGTGGTTTTAGAGAGCGTAAGATTACTAAAACAGTATCAAGTATCTATGGTGTTAAGGTAGGTTATGATGAAGATGGTAAAACAATTAAATACCATTATTACCCTGTAACTAATAAAGGCAGGGTAGTAGGTTATGAACGAAGAGAGGTAGCAAATAAGAAGTTTATTGCTATTGGTTCAGTAAAGAATTCAGATGAGTTATTTGGTCAATCTAAGTTTCCACCAGGAAGCTGTAAAAGAATAGTTATTACAGAAGGTGCTTTAGATGCTATGGCTGTACAACAAGTATGGTTAGATAAGAAACAAGAGTGGGCTGTAGTATCTGTGGTTAATGGTGCAGGTAATGCATACAAACAAATTACAGCTAACTTAGAGTACATTAATAGTTTTGATGAAGTTGTATTTCTGTTTGACTCAGATGAGCAAGGTAAAGATGGTGCTGAGATATGTGCCAAGTTAGTACGTACAGGTAAGGCTAGAATAGGTAATTTAGGTCGTTATGGCAAGGATGCTTCTGATTATCTATTAGCAGGTAAGACATATGAGTTAGAGAAAGCTATTTGGAATGCAGAGAAATACTCACCTGCAGGTATTGTAAACTCAGCTGATACGTGGGCTTTGTTCAATGAAGATAGAAGAGATGATTCTATTCCTTACCCTAATTGTTTTGGTGATGTTAATAAGATGACTTTCGGAAGACGAACAGGTGAACTAACAATCTTTACAGCAGGAACAGGTTCAGGTAAATCTTCATTTGTAAGAGAGGATATTTACCACGTACTTCAAACTACTGATATTCAGATTGGTATTGTGAGTCTAGAAGAGTCCGTTAGAGAGACCCTAGATGGCCTTGTAGGGCTACATTTGAACAAACGTATATCATTACCGGATGTACCTTTCGATCGTGAAGGAGAGGAAGGACAGAAGGCTTGGGAAGCAGTCGCAGGAGATGGCAGATTGACTTTATTAGACCATCAAGGGTCTTTAAGTGATTCTTCATTAATGGACAAGATTGAGTTTATGGCGGCTTCGGGCTGTAAGTTTATTTACTTAGACCACATTACTATTGCAGTAAGTGAGGTTGATGGTAATGTAAACGAAGCTATGGATAAGACTATGTCAGATTTATTGAAGCTTTGTAAGAAGCACGACATTTGGATTGGAGTAGTATCTCACCTAAGAAAGACAGGTGGTCAAGGTAAGACTTATGAAGAAGGTGCGGCGATTACAGAGGATGCTCTTAAAGGTTCGGGTTCATTGAAGCAAATCGCATTTCAGATTATTGGGTTTAGTCGTAATAAATATGAAGAAGATGAGTTTGAAAGAACTAAGGTTAAGATTAGTGTTCTAAAGAATCGCTTTACGGGTCATACCGGGCCTGCAGGTAATGCTAGGTTCGATGATAAAACAGGAAGACTAACAGTCGTACCTGATGAGTTTGAACACGGGAAAGAGTTTGGTTAATTAAAAATAAGGAGAAATATATGACAGAGAACGGTAAATATGTTTGCGATATTGAAGCGAATGGGTTTCAAAACGATGTTACAACTGTGTGGTGTATCTCAGTGTTCAATATAGAGACTAAGGAAATAGAGACCTTTACAGACCACGGTAGAGACTACCGCAGTATTGAAGAAGGTTTAAAGTTACTATCTACAGCAAAGCAGATTATTGGACATAATTGGATAGCGTATGATCAAGTAGTGTTAGAGAAATTACACGATTTCAAGACTACGGCAACATTGGTTGATACCTTTCTTATGTCACAACTCCTTGATTTTAATAGAAAACTAGGACATCATACAGGAAGGCACGGTTTAGAAATGTGGGGAGCTCACTTCGGTGTGCCTAAGCCTAAGCAGGAGCAATGGTTGGAATTTGAACCGGCTATGCTTAATCGTTGTGAGCAGGATGTAAAGATTAATGTCCATACATATGCTCAGTTAATGAAAGAGTTCAAAGCTTCAGGCATCCCTATGTCAGTTATTCAACGAGAGTTTGCTATAGCTAAGATTAGTGCGGTACAGGTTAAGAACGGTTGGTTAATTAATGAAAGACTAGCGTTAAGACATGTTGATTTCTTAAAGAGAGAGACAGATAGACTTAAAGCTAAGATTGAACCATTGATGCCACCTATTGTTAAATGTACAGATGTTTGGGTGACTAATAAGGAATGTAATGAGATTTTAGGGACTTCTAATTTCAACTATGAGAAAGGACTAAAGGAAGGTAAGCGATTACGCAAGTGTCACGTACCTAAATATACTTTAGCAGGTAAGTTAAACGCTCACCAAACTAAGTGGTTTGAAGATTTTAAACCTATCAACTATATCACTAAGAATCATAGCTTAGAATTACTAGGTGCTTATTGTAAAGTTGAATTCTCAGAGGCTAGGCTTACACAGCACGCTGAAGTTAAGAAACTATTATTTAAACACGGTTGGAAACCAACTGAGTGGAATTTAAAGAGAGAGGCTGATGGATCTTACACAAGGACTTCAGCTAAATTAACGGAGGATTCGTATGAATCAATTAAAGGCGATTTGGGTCAAGATATCGCTCTTCATGCTACATATCAGCATAGGCTTAACACTTTACAAAATCAAAAGAAAGCTGAAAAAGGGTGGTTAGGTGTTAGAAGAGAGGATGGTAGATTAGAGTGTGTACCCTTTACATTAGGTACTGCTACTGGTCGAATGAGTCATAGAAACTTAGTAAATGTTCCCGGTGCTAAGGCTACGTTTGGTAAAGAGATGAGAGAGGTATTCATTGCACCACAGGATAAGGTATTAGTAGGTTGTGATTTAGCTTCGGCTCAATTACGTTTACTAGCGGCCGCTATGGGGGATGAGTCGTACTCAGAGTCTGTTATTAAAGGTAAGGAAGCTACAGGGACAGATGTTCATAGCGTAAACATGAGAGCGGCAGGTTTAAAGAGTCGTGATCAAGCTAAGACATTTATTTATGGTTTCCTATTCGGAGCTGGTGATGCTAAGATCGGATCAATTACAGGTGGTAAATCTAAAGACGGTAAAGCTCTAAAGAATAAATTCTTAAAGACTTTCCCTGCTCTTAGTAGACTACAGACTAAGCTTAGATTAGACTTTGAGAAATCAGGTAAGAAATATATAACTGCTCAAGATGGACGTAAGATACAAGTTGGTTCTGAGCATAAGTTATTAAACTACTTACTACAAGGTAATGAAGCTATTCTTGCAAAAGAGTGGGCAATTATCTCAGATAAGTTAATCAAGAAGAATAATATCGATTGTAAATTACTTGCTATTGTACACGATGAGCAAAACTTTGAATGTTCTAAAGA